CTCCACCAGATACAGTAAGATCTCCTGAAATACTTAATGATGTAAGTGTTCCTAATGATGTAATGCTACCTTGTGCTGCAGTTGCAATAGTTCCTGTTATTGAATCTATATGACCTTGCGCCCAAGATTTACTTGATGTTCCTAATTGACCCTCACCATCAGCGTTAGGTACTATATTTTTTGTTGCCATAATTTTTTATTTTATATTTTCTATTTAGGTGTTAAATCTCCATTTGCATCTACATTCCAATAACCTTCTTCGCTAGGTGACTCTGCAGGTGTTAGCTCTGTACTAGTTACATCCCACGCATCACTAAAGTCATAAGCAATACCGTCTCTAGGTGTTAACTCACCACTAACAACATCCCAGACATAATCTTCTATTGCTACTGCAGCAGCACGTGGGAAAGAAGTTAAACTTATTCCTATGCCCGGCATCAGTATCCAAAGTAACAGATTACACCACCATCAGCATCTGCTTCAGGAGTTATAGTTGTATATCTACCAACTATAGTTAATCCTTTCGGATAAGTTATTCCTGTAGCATCATTACCACCAGCACCATTATAGTTATCTAAGAAAACTAAACTTTGACTTGAAGGTGATACAGCTGAACTTAATGTTATTGACGTGCTACCTCCATACTCCACAACAGTAACACCTTGTTTACTTGGTCCATTATATATAGGTATTGGAGTTTCTGCATCAACAGTTATACCATTATCAATAGTGTCTCCTTGATTAATTAGTAAAACAAATTGACCTTTTTTAATTAAAGAATTAGCACCACTAAGAGTTGGTGTTGTTGTTGAGCTTGCATCAGCAAGATTTTGTTCTGTTACTCCATTAAAGTTAACATGATCTGCTGCTTCTGTTGAAAAAAAGTTTGGTCCTGTAGCTCCTAAGTTTTCACTTTTTAAAACAGTAGGAGTGTTGTCTGCTAAAAATTGAATAGCAGTTATTACCATACCTTGTGGTGGAACTACAGGTGTTGCTGTTTGACAAGTAACACTACCTAGTTGTCCAAAGTTATAAGATGTTCCGGTTGAATTTATACCCATTTTATTTTTGTTTTATTTTTTATTTTTATTTAGGATCAAAACTACCTAAGTTAAAATTACCACTAAGTATATCATTACCTGATGACTCAAAGTTTTTAGGTGGTTTCTCATTTTTTCTTTGATCAATTAACTCAGATTGTTGAGTTGCTTGAATTTTAGTTCTATTATCTTTTCGGTCTTCTTTTTCTTTTTCTCTAGATCTTAAAGATTGAACTTCCATACTTTTTAGTCTCATGTTCATTTGAAACTCAAGTTGCATTAACTCTTTCTTCGCTAGTATTTCTTGTTGCATTTTTTGAGCTTCTAGCTGAGCTTTTAACTGTTGCATTTGACTTTCTATCTGAGCTATAGATTGTTGCTTTTGAACTTCTGCTTGAGCTGCAACTTGTTGTGATTGTGCATTTGCTTGAGCCTGTGCTTGTATATTTTGTTGTTGAGCGATTTGATCTCTTTCAAACTTTTTCCTTCTTTTTACTTTTAAAAGTTGATTAGCAAGCTTTACATTTTTTATTTGTCTTAAATCTATGGCATCTTCTAAATCTATTCCCTGTTGTGCAATTGCTGCTTGTATATTATTTTCAAGTCTTTGCTTTTCTTCTTCATCTGGTTCTAGTTCTAAAAATATACCAAAATCGTGAAGATGTAAGGTACTTAGTTCTTCTAATGTAGCGACATTGTGTACACCTATACTTTGTATAAAAGCATCTCTAGTTTCTGAGTATTCTATTATATCAGATATTCTAAGAGATAAACACTCAGCAGTTTCTGCTGTTAAAAATAAACCAGACTGCAATATATGCCTAGTTGCTGTATTAGAATTTGCTGCAGCTATTTTTTGCAATCCCACTAAAGCATTTTTATCAGGGGTGCTACCGTCTCTAGCTTCATTTAATCCAGTAACATCTCTTATCATTTGTAGGTAGTAATTGTAGTTTGCTATTAATGATTGCATCTTAGCTCCACCACTACCACTTGCTATTTCTTGTATAGGTACTTTACCGGGATTCATATCTCCATCAGATGTTAGAGATCTACCTATTACACTACCAGTTTGAAAGAACATGTTTAATGCCTCTTGTGGATTGTAATTAGTTCCATTACCAAGATCAACTTCAGCTATGCCATCAGCATCTAAATATACTCCATCAGGTATCATTCTAGACATAACCTGTTGAAGTTTTAAGTGAGTTAGCTGGATCATGTCTGCAAATCCAGTTATCCTATCAACTAAAGATTCTATTCTTCCTCTATACATTCTTGGAGCAACAATAGAATAATTCATTTTAACTTTAGAATTATCACTTTTAGGTCGCATCATATTAGATGCCATCTCCCACTTTAATAATATTTTTGTTCCAAGAATTAAAACACCTTCATATAATACTTCAATAGATCTTGATATTTTTTCAAAGTTGGAATCTAAAACTTCTATCGGAGGATTAAAACTATCATCTTTAACAATAACTTTTAAACCACCAGATCCTGTTTCTTTTATTTTGTAAACCTCATTCATGTACGTTTTGTAATTAAAATAAAGTACATTTATTTGATTGTTGTCAGTTTTATCGTAGTAGGATCTATTGTTTCTAACTGATACTGTATTTGGTTGTTTTTCTATTTCCTCTAAATCTTCATTAGTAAGATTTGGAAACTCTTTTTTTAATTCATTTATTGGTATTGTTTTTATTTCACCTGCATAATAAATATCTTCAAAGTATGGTGATTCAGTATAAGAGTAAACTAAATTCATTGGATCTACATATTCCACTTTTACACCTTCAGATGTATTAAATGTGTTTTTAACACATCCAATACCCAGCACAGTAAGATCATAGTAAAATCTTTTCTTTGTGAGTTCATATTTATTAGCCTCAAACAACACATTAATAGCTTGTTCTTCAGCTATTTCTATGGCTTGCTTATATGTTAGTTGCATGTGTAATGCAAGCTCCTCTTCTGAATCTGGTAGTTTTTCTTCTGGAGTTGTTGATAGATCTAATCCAAAAGCTTGTTTTGAAAGTTCATTGAGTTCTTTAGTTCTCATATCTTTCAATAGTTCCTCCATATATTCAGTTCTCTTACTGACTCCATAAGGATCTTGAGAGAAAGCTTTAATATCATAAGTTCTTTCAGCAATACCATTAACTACAATATCTACAAACTTAGGTATTATAGGTACAGGTCTCCAATCTAAATTAAGGTAAGATAAGTCACCGTTTATAGATAATTCATCTTTGTATTTTTGTACAGATTGTTCTCCTCTAGCATACAATCTTAATCTATGGAAATTATTAAAATTAGTTCTAAATCTTTGACTTCCGTAGTCTCCATAAAACCATTCACTTTCAATTGCCTTGGCAACTTTAAGACCGTATTCGGAACTCATCTTTTCAAGATCACTTACTACTTGACTAGGAAAATAATTCTTAATAGTTGAATCAGCCATATTGTTCTTTTATTATTTTAGATGCCATGCCTTCATTTTTATATCTAGCAAATCCAATGTTTATTTTTTGTTTTTGTTTTTGCACAACAGGTGTGTATAAGTTTCTATTACAAGCCATAACTGCTAAACCACTACTTATTGATGCATCAAATTTAGTTCTATTATTTATATCAAACTTAGACCAATCATTTAATGTTTTGTTAAAAAACATATCTCCATAACTACCGTTTGGTGTTGCACCAACATAATTTTGTATATACATTTCAATAGCAGCAGCATGTGCTTGCTTCATATCTTCACTAGAGTTTGGTATACCACCTATCTCTTTCTCTGTTACAGATAATTTATTCCAAACTCTATCTGGTCTATTCATAGAATAACCTCTATACCCCCTTCTTTTTAAATAATAAAGAAGTCTTGGTTTGTTGTTTTCTGCAAGTATAGGCATACCATAAAACACTAACGCCATTAGTACATCTTCAAAAAATATTTCTGCTGTTTGAGGTCTAGCTATATACTCTAAGAAAAATTTATTTGGTGGAGCATCCTCCATAGAAAACTTTGTTAATCCATGTAAAGCTCCTTTAGAACCTTGACCGTCAACAGTACCAGATATATCATAACTATCACATCCAAAAGCACCTATATGTTCGTTACCCGGTTTTTTACCGTTGTTAGTTTGTATTACTTTATTTTGTAAATGACTTGGTGGTATCCAGCTAATGTTAAATCTACCGTTAGGATCTGGGTAAAATATTACTTTTGAATCTTTAATACCATTTATCCACTGAAAATTACCTGTAGTTATAGAAGCATTATTTTCCATAACCTCATTATAGTCTATTTGCTCGTATATTTTTGTTAAGTTAAATATACTATTTTTTGTTTCATCTCTAAAAGCATGTTCTTCTGTTCTAGGAAA